GGAATATCTTCTACATCCCCCAACGGTAGTGTTACACCTTTTTCTACTGCCATAATGTTATCTCACTCTATATCAAATTAATTTAATAGTAAACCATTTTTCGTTCACGCTGTGATTCGTAGTCATCTTCATAATCTGAAGCTAATTGTACAAAACCACCTTGACGGAATCGTAATATTGCTTGGCTCATGCTGTCGACCAAGTCATCGTGGTCTCCTGCAGGAAATGCTACACATTCTTCAACCATTTCATCCGCCCATGGTTGATCAGGTTTCCAGACCATGCCTGATTCAAATAACGGAGTACAAGAATTCACTCTTGCAATTTTATCTGAACCTTTACTCGGAGTAAAGTTTTGAACAGGAATTCCCATCCTGCGTAATTCTTGCGTCAACGGAGTACCACTGCCTTTTGATTCTATGATAACTGAGTCTGGCTCCCAATACGAATACAGTTCTTGAGCTTTCTTTTTTAATTCGGGGAACTCTAGTCGTTCTTTTACAGAATCTAACAGTATAAGGTGAGCGACATCTCCGTTGTACATTTCTTCTCCGATTCTGCCTTCTGGGTAAAATACTCCCCAAGTTGTTATAGCTGAAAAGTCAGAAGTCTGGGTTTTTAAAAATGCCGTATCGTAACTTTGAATAATGTAGTCACACGCAGGAGGTGTGCTTTTTTCCCAAGTATTCCACCACTCCCTCTTTATAAGTGCACCTTCTTCAGACGTAGGCTTCTGCATATATTGTGCATGCCATTTTGGACCTTTACCTAATGCAGCTTGTACTCCTTCTAATTCTTCAAGCGACCAGTACTCTGGCCAAACTGGGTCACCGCTGGGCAAAATCGCAGGTAACTCGATAACTTCCCACTGATCGTTCTTTTCCCCTTTCCCCATGTCCCGTACTAATCGACCTGTTAAATCTCGGACTGACCATCTTGTCATCACTACAACTATAGCTCCTCCAGGTTGTAATCTTTGACGAGGTCCAGATGTGTACCATTCGTAGGCTTCATCTAGTGCAGTTTTTGACATAGCATCTTGTTCAGAATGTGGATCGTCGATAATAAATAGATCCGCACCACGACCAGCAATCGCACCACCGACACCTGCCGCATAGTACTCACCTTGAATCTTAGGGTTTTTCTTAGACCGTGTTTCCCATTTTCCTGCAGCTTGTGAATCTGGGTGTAGAGACACGTCGGGGAATATCGCTTGATAAGCAGACGTTCCAAATAAGTCTCTAACTTTACGTCCGAATTTTACAGCAAGATCTGCCGTGTGTGTTGCTTGAATAATTTTAAGTCCTGGTCTTTTGCCGACTAACCACGCTGGAAACATGTGACTGGCAAACTCTGATTTAGTATGCCTTGGTGGCATGTTTATTATGAGACGTTTTAATCGACCATCTGCGATACGTTCAAAGGCATTAGCCATTATACGGTGATGACTGCCTTCAATAAACTGTGGCCACTGAGATTTAACGAAGTCTAGAAAACTCTGTTCACATTTTTCTACTTGATTGAGTTCTCCGAGTCTCTCAGTGAGCTCAAGATACTCTTCTAGTATTTCTTTTGGTAGCTGAGACCAAAGTTCTTTATCTATTTCCAAAATATTTTTGCAGCAAATTTTTATACATCATAAACCGAAAAGTATGTACCTGTAAAGCTGTATCTATAATCCATGGAATATTTATCTGAGGAACTCAGGCGGATACGTGCCTACACGGGGGGGTAAAAAAGGGGGGGTGGGGTACTTATATAGCGGTTTAGTACCTAGTAATAGTTAATTAGTACGTTTATATAGTAGCTAGTTATAGCTATATAGCTACGGCTAAAAATAACCCTTTACTTTATAAAGTAAAGGTATATAGTAAAGGGGTAAGTAAGTAGTTAGTTATATAACTACTTACTTAGGTGCCACGTAATGTGGTTGTGTTAATAAAGTATAGGAAAATGCTATGTCTAAAAAGACAGTGAAAGTAGAAGCCCAACTCAATAGAGTTGACGCTTTACAAATCCTACGCGATGCTATCGGTAATGATACTGACGCAGTGAAAGCACTAGATGTGTTCACTCGTGTTAATACCAAGACCGCTAATGCTAGAGGCTTCAAAGCTGATCACGTACTCGTACGTACAGCCAAAAGTCCTAACATGGCTTATATAGCTGATCGTGTGGAACTTGCTGACGGGATGACTGTTGCAGAAGCTATGAAAACCGTTCCTAACGGTCATCATGGTTCTTATCGCTACGCTGATATCTCATATGATATCGCTCGCGGTTATCTGCTAGATCCTAGAAGCTAAAGAATAGAGTCAATTACTGACTAATTCGGTGGAATTCCGAAGGTCCACCCCTGCGCAGCAAACAAGGATTCTGTCTCCCACAATCTAGAATGTTATAGGGTATAGGGTAATAGGCATTGTGCATTGTAGTAGTATATACTCTTTGATCTTTTTGGCAAGTGGCAAGAAGACCAATTCTTTAAACTGGCAAGTGTTTATTCACTAGTAAATAACCCTTTACTTTCACGTAATCAAGCGTATCATATATAGTAAGTAAACGAGTTTACTTAGATTCCTAGTCTTAGTTGCTAGGGTATATAAATCATAATAAGGAAAATGTTATGAAAGAAGATAAAGTAGTAATTCAACCTAGTGTTGAAGAAGCTCAAGCTTTAGTCGGACTCGCCGTCGCTGGTGACTCAGAACTAGAATCTGCTCTTGAAGTGCTTGCCTCTCAGGCTAAGCGCAAAAGTGGCGGTAAAGGTTCTGCGTTTCAAAAGCGTATGTCGGAGTACCTCGATCATACGGTCGCGGTCACTTGGCGTCTTGAAAAAGCTCAAGCTGGAAAGCACAATGAACGTATGGGTTTTGCCGATGGTAAAACTTTACGCGAATGTGCTGAATCTACCTTCTTTTCATGGTCTGACTTAAAGTATGATCTTGTCGATATGGGTTACTTAGAACTCGTCGATGGTCCTGTGCTTAGTCATCATCACGAAGAAGGCTAGATTCTAAAGTGCGGAGGTTGTAGAACCTCCGCTACTTTACCCTAATTGGTTCTGCGATTGCTGTGTACCAAGGGTGGAGTGTGTCTCATCTTCGAGAACTTCGCTTTCTACGTCTATCACATCAGCCGAGGGCAGAATGCCAGCGGTATTCAGACTAAGCTCTTCCATTCTGGCAATGATGTCATGTTTGGACATTGCCTCAACCTTGTTGACTGTCAACTCAGACCTTGTGACGTAAAGACCTGCTGCTTTACCACGACTGACTTCTGCTGTAACTGCTGCGGACCAAGCACCATTCCGCATTGCACCATCTCGTATATCCTTCAGGTCTGTTAAGTGAGTAGACAAGTTCAACCCAGCTTTCAAAGCACCCATCTGTTGGAGCTGTTGTATTCTGTCCATTACTTTAGGGTTGCTGCTGCTGGCAAGCATAGACCCAGCCCGAGTGGCATTCTTTTCCGAATAACCTGCTGCTTTGGCAGCCTCAGTTTTGTTCATGCCTTTGGCAACATTCTGTGCGAACTTCTCTTGTTGAGGGGTCATAGTTCCTGATCCTTTTGTTCTAGCCATCTGTATCTTTTCTCCTCTTGTCCTGTCTGACAAGGTTTACCTAGTTCAATACCAGTTATCTATTATATAAGTACCACTGTTCTAAAGTAAACCCTCTGCTTTACTACACACGTCATCAATGTGTATATTTACCAATTATTTACCTAGTTATTATCTACAAACTACCAATACTCAGGTAATAAGACTACTCAATATAATCACAGCTCTATGTACTACAACAAACAGCACTAAATACTATTGGGCTATTGGCTAACTTATCCCTTTTTTGTGTTTTTATTTTTTCTTTTACGCAACCCTATATACCAATACCCCAAACCCCTTAACTAATCAACGCATGTTCGCGACTTCCAGTGATAGTGATCACTAACTATATATTGAGTAACCCCGACAATCATCAAGTAAGTAAGTACTTACTAACTTTGTAAAGAGGTTACAACTCATATACTAATACTAGCCAGTCACGTACTCGTAGGTATAATAGTAAAGTAGGTTGTAATAAATAACCTACGTTGTTTAACTAAAATAAAGGTGAATGCTATGGTAGAATGTAATGGTGTCGTTAACCCCTATAACCCTCGTCAGGGTTTAAAGGGTTGCAATGCCCAAGAACTAAACGATGTTGTCAAAAACCTACGGGCTAATGGCAATAGATTAACTGGCGAAGATGGGGGTCGCGTGATCGATATCTTGTCTAATAACTTAAAAACTCTTCAAGATCTAGGGTCAGATGGGGAATGTGGGTTAATCAATCACGGTATGGGTCAACTTTGTTACCTATTCTTAAGTGTTTATGTCTGGGGTGATTATAAATTCGTATGTCAATGTCAAATAAGTTATAACTATGATGATGAAACTAACCCAATCTACTACGGTACGGTTGATCTATATAATAACGGTGACCCAAGATGAATCAAAAAACTTCAAAGTATAAAGTCAAAGATGGGTGGGATATAATACCTAAAGAATATGTCAGCAATGACATTAAAGGAATTATCTCTAAAGGTAAGGAACAAGACAGAGTGGTAGACATCGTAGAAGATCTACTTATGGATTGTCATACCGAACTCAGTTGGTTTTTTAGTGAAAATGCTGATAGTATCGAAGACCAAGATATGGTGTATGAATCTTTACCTGATAATTGGGAAACTGTGTACAGCTCTGTACACCTCAATGACCTACCCGATAGTGGTTATAATATTATTGAGCTGGGTTATGGTGACGTGTATGAAGGAGCCTCGTTTCAACAACGGGATATATTCATATGTTTATCAATGAACGGTTGCTCTTTAGCGAGTGCCCTTAGTGAATATCTTAAGTTTACTATCCCAGTAATTGATCGTTACTCATTATTTGGTATCAAGAAATTGGTAGACGCTATGAACGGTCACCTTGTTTAATAAATGGAGAATACTTATGAACGAATGTGAAAAAGTTGAGTGTTGGGATGGACCTTGTAAATGCGAAGGTAAATGGAAAGACCTAAAAAACGGTGGGGAAATATACGAAGGAGACGATGCCTCTGACCTTCCCGAAGCACCGTTAGGTAAGGAGATAGGTGAATATGAAAGTGATGTTGAATTTATAATTATTCACGTTAGTGAAGATGATAATTATACTTATATCACTCACCGATTCCCTGGAGGTGCTGGTGATACAGGTGTAGTTATGAGATTTAAGAAATATCCTGACCAAACCGAAGATAAAGATGAAGACCATATCTACTGTAACGGTGAATAAACAACTCGCTTTAGAGTCACGTAGTCGCTAGTATAATAG